ATTGCACCTTGACGAAGCGCATCAACCATTGCCTGCTTGCGCTTGAGTTCGTCCTGCTCGGGGCGCATTGCGCCCATCTGCAACAGGTAGTCGTAGAGCATTGCATCGTTATTCATCACAGACCCCCATCAAAACCGGAACAGGCCAGCACTTGGCCCCATCATGTACGCTGCGCCCAGTTGGGCCGCGCTCCCGAGGATGTTGTTCATCCCAGCCTGCTGTGCGTTGTACGCGCCCAGTTGCGCGTCATAGCCCATTTGCGTCGCGCCAAGGATGTTGGGCGTCTCAGACCGGCCAGACTGCACAAACGACGGCATCTGCGGCATCTGAACCTGCTGGCCTGACAGCAGTGCATTCATCTCGTTCAGAGACATGCCGCGGCGCTGCGCCTCTTCCGCGATCGCCTGCTGACGCAGTTGATTCTGATAGTTGGCGTATTGCTGGTTAAGCGACTGCTGCTGCGACAGCGCAGCGTTCTGAGCCGCCATGCGCTGCTGATCCAACGACGCAGCCTGACCGAGTGCCTGATTCTGAAATTGCGCCGCGCCCAGGTTCTGCTGGTAGCCAGCCTGCGCGGTGCCCATCTGCATGTTGTACAGGCGCTGGGCCTCGGCACCAGACGCATCCAGCGCGTTGAAACGCTCGGCGGCCTGACGCTGGCTTAACTCAGTCAATGCGCGGTTGTACGCTTCAGACCCTTGAGTGAATCCTTGATTGGCAAGTTTCGTCTCGAGTTGCCGCTGCTGGTAGTCATGCACCGGCTGCATCTTGCTCATTAGTTGAGTCGCCACCGTGTCGCGATAGGTCGAATCAAACTGCGGCAGTGCAGACCCAAAACCGAAACTTGTCTTAATCCCAGGCGTGTAATCAGCCACGCCAGTTGAAAGTTGCGACGGCCCTTCCAACTCTGCCATCTGCGGCAGACCGGCATAGTCAAACGGTTGGCTATACTCATCTACTACGCGGTTCATGAACCCGCCGGCCAACTCGCTGCGACCAAGCTGCGTGCCAACCTGCGCCTCAAGTGCGCTTTGCAGCCCAGGCGCCAGCGTCGTGTTCTGCGTCCACTGAGTAACGTCCTGCCCAGTCGCCGGGTCGGTGATTGCCTTGGTGCCCCAAGTCTGCGAACCGAACGGCGTATTGATGACCGGACGGTTGGCATAGTTCTGCATGTTGAGAGCCTCTTTGGACATCTCTCCTTGCAGTTGTGCAGCACCGACGTAGTCAGGCGTAGCTGGTGCTGATCCTTTGCCCATGCTCCTGCTCCTTGATCCACCGACAGGCGTCGGCTTTCATTTCAAATAAAACACAGTCAACCGTCTTGGCGACTTCTTCAAATCCTAACTTTCCAACTAAGCGCAGACACTCAAGGTTTCCCTTGTCGATCTGCGCATACACCGCCTCCTTGCCGCACTTTACAAACGGATACTCAAACGCGGCGCGCAACAAAGAACGGGTCATGCTGTGCGATGTATCAAACGCGACGTGCATCCAGGCGCTCTTGTCCTGCCAACCATTAAATCCAACACCCGCCGCGATACTGCTGTCGTCACGCATCAATCCAATTACGCGCAAGTCCGAACTCCACGGGAGTTTGTTTTGCGCGTGCATCCAGCGCCAAATGATTGGCGGCTGGCCCGGTTGATCGGTGACAAGTTTCATGGCATTTCACCAGGAACAAGTCCAGTTGTCGGTGTAGTTGACTGAACTGTCTTTGTGGCCGTTTTTGTCTCTTGCCCTGGGTAATAACCAAGCACTTCAACAACACTGTCATGGAATGCTTGCTGGAACTGCTCTGGCGTCAATGCACCGCTCTCCAACTGACCAGTCCAGTAGTCGTATCCCTCTTGGTCGATCGTGCTTGAAGTTGATCCGATCCCAGCGCGGCCAATGTCGCCATAAGCCGCCCTAACCAATGCGTCATTAGACTGACTGTCTAAATAGTCGTTAACGTATTGAGATACAGCGGCATCAGGGTTCTCATCCAGCACTGTGTTCACGCTGTTGCTGAATGCCTGCTGGAACTCTGCTGGCGACAATGCGCCGCTTTCAAGTTGCCCAGTCCAGTAGTCATAGCCACCTTGATCAATCTGATTTGGGGCAGTCCCAATATCAGTGCGACCAATGCTTTCATAAGCAGACTTGACCAAGTCTTCATTCGTCTGGCTGCCAAGGTAGTCATTGACGTTCTCAACGACATACGGAAGATAGTCTTGGACCGTCGTCTCAATTTTTGGCGGCCTGTTGGTCAGCGGAGTTTGCGCAGTCTTTGTTCCAGGAGTGACGCTAGCCCCATCGGTTTGAACCATTCCAGGGCTATTCAAAGTGCCACTTCCAAACGCCCCAAAATCAATCGGCGCCGCATTTTCTTTGTTGGCGCGCAACATCACGCCGGGCGCTTCAGGGGCAGCAGGCGACGCACCGCGCAGCGACTGAATCAAACTGGACTGATACGGCCCGGTTCCGTAACCAGGCTGATTTGCGCCAGCCATGTACGAACTGACGTACTTGGAAACGTCGCTATTAGGATTCTGCGACAGCACCGTATTGACGCTGTTGTTGAACGCGGACTGGAAATCGTTTGGCGACAGAGCACCGCTATCCAGTTGGCCGAGCCAGTAATCGAAACCTTCCTGGTCAATCTGATTTGGCGCGTCACCAAAATCACTGCGACCAATGCCCTGATACGCAGAAGTGACCGTGTCGTAGTTCGTTCCGTTGCGCAAAGGCCGCGTGTAGTAGCTCGAGTCAGCCGGGCCGATTGAAATGCCGCTGGACTGCTCGTCGGCAGTCAGCGTCGGCTGCGGGTTGAAGTAGTTGTCCCAGAACGCAGTGTCTGACAGTTCTGGGTAGACCCACGCCACCGCGCCATGCAACTGGTTTGCTTGAGCCTGCTGATCAGCAGTCAATTCAGCCATTACATCACCCCACCCGTTTCAGTCAGCATGTGTGCTGACGTGAAGACTGTTGCCGGCAACCCGCGCACTTTCATGCGCAGCGAACCGTAGTATCCAAGGCCCGTCGTGCCGTACCACCCCTGATAGGTGTTCTGCCCAACCCAGGTCGATGTGTTCCAGATGCCTGCGTCCCAGATGCCGTTATCGTCATCAAAGAAAAACGGCGAGCCGCCGACCGTCGTGAACTGGTACTGCGTATTGACGACCAACTTGATTGCAGGCGCGGCGGTCGCAATAAAGATCGGACGCGCCATGCCGAACTTCTTGAGTTGCGCTGGCGTGCCGTAGTTCTGAAACGAGGTCTGAATCTCGCCCTCAACGTAAGTGCCGCCAGCACCGACAGAGTCAACGCCGTCCAGGTTGCCGAACAACCCCTTAGACACCAGGCCGTCGATGGTGCCGAAATACAGTTGCCCGCCAATCACCGACGCGCTGCGCATTGGCATGCCTAAGAACTGGCACCATGCTCCTGTCGTGACGTTCATTGCAAACTGTCGATAAGTGCCGCCATCAGCCGGCAACTTCACAACCAGCACGTCAGATGTCGGCACGACAAAGCACGCAAAGAACTTCTCATCGCGTAGCCGGCGCACCAGCGGCGCAAAGACCGACTGGATCTTTGACGCGGGACCGCCAGACTGGACATCTTGCGAATACTGGCCGGTGATGAGCTTGGACATTGGCACTAGCCCAAGCTCGCTGACGATCATTACGTCACCGCCGAACGGCGTGAAATAGGCACCGTGCTTGGGCACTGGTCCGACGTACCAGACGCCCTTCAGTCCAAACGTCGACGCGCTGGTCGGGTCAGTCCCTTCCCAGACGCCGACATCGCCCTCGGTGCCAACTACAACTAGGTAGTCGTCAATGCCGAACCCGGCATCAACGGTCCAGTTGATTAGCGCAGAGACATAGCCACCGTTGCGCAGCGTTGATCCCATCGGGAAGAACGTCGCGCCGCCAGTGATTGCGTTGACCGTGTCCAGATACATCACCTGCGAGTCTTCTTCAAACGTGAACCAGATGCGCTGCTTCCACACGGCAACCGTGCGCACGTTTGTCGGCATGACAGAACCACCGCCAGGCGGGTGCACTGCA